TTGGGCTCGTTCGGATAATCTCTCTAACAATGATGGAATATATGATTTTAATAAATACTCTACAGGGACACCAGTAATGACCTCAGTAGCCACAGGAGGAGGTTCATTTGCTGTCCAAGTGCCAGGTATTGGAACAATTACAACCGCTGCATCTAATAATACTTGGTATCATATTGCATTCACAAGACAATCGGGAACTTATCGTCTTTATAAGGATGGTGTTCAGACTCACTCTGGTTCTTGGTCTGCAAGTCAATCTTCTGGCAATGGTATTGCAATAGGAAACTATTACAATGGTGGTTATGGTTATAATGGTTATTTAGATGAATTAAGGGTGTCCAATATTAACAGGTATCCAAATGGCACAACCTTTACTCCTAATAGTGTCACCACTACCTCTGCCACAGGTACTGCAATATCAACTGCAAACACAGCATTGTCTGCACCAACGACAGGCGACATTTGTATGTTGATAGAAAATTATGCAGGCACAGCAACATTGAATACAGATTTAAAAGCATATGTATCTCGTAATGGTGGAACAGGTTGGGATCAAGCAACACTTGTGGATAAAGGTACATGGGGAAGTGGAACTAAAAAGATTGTGTCTGCAAACAATGTAGCATTTTCAAATAGTGCCTCTGGAACTGATATACGTTATAAAATTGAATGGGCAAATCAGGCATCGGGATCAAAGGAAACAAGAGTACACGCAACATCATTAGCATGGGCTTAATTTAACAATGGAGGTTTTATGGAACAAGATGAGTTTGATGAGAAAATAAAGTATGCACAAAGTATCATTAATATTTTACAAACAAGACTGAATGAAGCAATAGCACAGAATGTTCAGTTGGAAGCAACAATAACACAATTAAAAGAACAGTTAGAAAAAACTAAACAGGAATCATTAGATGGCGATAGTCCTCAAACCGAAGAAAAGTGAAACAGCATCATCAGTACCAACGACAAGTGATTTAGCTGTTGGTGAAATCTGCATGAATGTTGTAGATAGAAAGATATACACCAGGAAATCTGATAATTCTATTGTTGTTGTTTCTAGTCACGTTAGTGATACAGTTGGTGGTGATCTTACTGGAACAGTTGGTAATGCACAGATAGCTGCAAACTCAGTTGGTATTGCAGAATTAAATGTTGCTGATGGTTCAAATTTACAAGTACTAACAACCAATGGTTCTGGTACTCTTTCGTGGACATCTAAAACAGATGCAACGGTTGGTGCAAATACGATTGGTATTACTGAACTAAATGTTAGTGATGGAAGTGCAGGCCAATACTTAACAACTAATGGTTCTGGTACTCTTTCATTTGCTACTGATAGTACAAATGTTGGTGCGACATCTGTTGGTGGTGATGTTACTGGTACAGTTGCAAATATTCAAATAGCTGCAAACGCAGTTGGTGCAAATGAGATATCAGCTAATGCAGTTGGTTCTTCTGAAATTGCTACCAATGCAGTTGGCGTAACAGAATTAAATGTTTCAGATGGAACAAATGGACAAGTATTAAAAACAAACGGATCTGGTACTCTTAGTTTCACAACGATAACACCGGGAGTAACAGAAGCAACAGCAACTTCAAAAGCTGTCACAATGGCAATCGCGTTAGGATAAAACTATGGCAATTACATCAAGAACAACACTACAAGATTATTGTTTAAGACGTTTAGGACATCCAGTTATTGAAATCAATGTGGATGATGAACAAATGTCTGATCGGTTAGACGATGCTTTAGAATATTTTGCTGAGTATCATTTTGATGGTGTAGAAAAAGTTTTTCTTAAACACACATTAACACAAGATGATATTGATAATGAATATATCGCTATGGATGATCCAGCCAGTCCAGTAGGAGGTCCTGTTGTTGGTGTAATTAGAGTATTGCCTATTCCAAACTTTAATGCATTTCAAACTGGATTTTTTAATGAAGAATTTCAATTGCGTATTCAAGACTTGAATACGTTTACAGGTTCATCAATGTTAAACTGGCAGATGTCATTACAGAATTTTTCAATGATAGATCATTTATTTACTGTTAATGCTTCTCTCCTTTTTAATCGTAAACAGAATAATTTATATTTAGAAACAAATTGGTCAGATAAATTTACTGTTGGTGATATTCTTATTATAGAATGTTATCGTATGTTAGATCCTGCACAATATACTGAAGTATATAATGATATGTTTCTTAAAAAATATACTACAGCATTAATTAAAAGACAATGGGGAGAGAACTTAAAGAAGTTTGAAGGAGTACAACTTCCGGGTGGTGTTACACTTAATGGTAGGGCAATCTATGATGAAGCTGTAGAGGAAATTAGAAAGATTGAAGAAGAAATGAATCTTAAATGGGAACTTCCACCTGATGGGATGATTGGCTAATGGCAACTAACTTATACTTTCAAAACGTAACATCTCATGCACAACAAGAGTTAATAAACTCTTTAACTAGTGAAGTAATACAAATACATGGGATGGATGTATTTTATATTCCAAGAGAATTGGTTAAAGAAGATGTACTGCTTGGAGAAGATGTTTTAAATAAATTTTCTACTGCATATGAAATTGAAATGTATATGAAAGGCACTGAAGGATTTACTGGTGAGGGTGATTTGGTTAGTAAGTTTGGTTTGGATGTTCGTGATGAAGTTATCTTTACAGTTCACAAAGATAGATTTGAACTTTCAACAGATATGGCAAAACCATTGGAAGGAGATTTAATTTTCTTGCCAATAAGTAAAGGACTTTTTGAAATTAAATTTGTTGAACATGAACAGCCATTTTATCAAGCTGGTAAGAATTATAGTTTTGATCTTACTTGTGAATTATATCAGTACAGCGAAGAACAATTGGAAACTGGTATTACTGATATAGATAATATAGAAAGAGAACAATCAGCTGCAATTGATTTGGTTATGACTGCGGGTGGTTCAGGATCATTTAGTGCAGATGAAGCTGTTTATCAAGGCCCGAGTCTTGCAAACGCAACTGGTAAAGGTATGGTAGTTAGTTGGGATTCTACAACAAGAGCATTACGAGTTAATGATACGTCAGGAACTTTTGCAGCTTCAACAAATGTTACTGGAGAAATTAGTGGAGCAGTTTGGTCACAAGCATCAGCTGCAGATTATCAAGAACTTCCAACTACACCATTCGCAGATAATAAAGAATTTGAAACTGACGGAGATACTATTCTTGATTTCTCAGAAGCAAATCCATTTGGTGAGGTGACTTAATGTTTGGTACTTATTTTTATAATAAAAATATAAGAAATGTAGTTATTCTTTTTGGAACAGTTTTTAATGATATTATTGTAAGACGAGTTACATCTGCTGGTGCAACACAAGAAGAATTTAGAGTTCCTATAGCCTACGGACCTTCTGAAAAGTTTTTGGTTAGATTGCGAGAAGCAACTGATATCAGTAAAGGTAAGGTTGGACTAACATTACCACGAATGTCATTTGAATTTACTTCTATTGTATATGATCCAGCAAGAAAATTGCAGACTACTAAACGATATAAAAAAGTAAAATCTGGTGATAATACAAAATTAACTACAATATATAATCCTGTACCATATAACTTTGATTTTACGTTAAGTGTTATGGTAAAGAACTCTGATGATGGAACACAGATACTTGAACAAATATTACCATACTTTACACCAGAGTACCAAGTAACATTGAATGAAATGAGTACAATGGGTATTAAAAGAGATATACCAATTGTCTTTACTGGGTTATCTACTGAAGATAGTTATGAAGGAGATTTTTTAACAAGACGAGCATTAATACATACATTAACATTTACAGTTCAAGCTTTTCTATACGGACCTACATCAGACGTTGGTGTTATTAGAGAAGTTGATGTTAATAAATTTGATGGTTTAACATCAACAACAAAGGCGAGTAATACAGATATTAAACCTGATCCATTGTCATCTGATGCTGATGATGATTATGGATATACAACAACATTAACGGAGTAATAAATATGGCTTGGACAGTTGTACTAGGATCAAGTGAAGATGGTACTAATGGTAATGAGATATGGCAATATGAAAATGGTGCCACGGCGGCTCATACATATCCAGATGCAAATGGTTCTTATTCAGGTGGTATAAGAACTTTTGTTACACCTGGCCCATCACCAAATGAAACAACCTATGTAAGATGTAGAAAGGTAGGCGAAACAATAGAACGAGGGGAACTTTCTAAAAATTATTTTGATGCACGAAGGCCTTAAAAATAGGATAACTATATGAAGAAATCAACTGTTGAAAAATTAAATAAAGTGATAGATGTAACAGGTGACTTGATACCAGTTGAGATAAATAAAAAAGAAAAAGTAACTGTAAAAAATGGAACAAATGATTTAACTGATGATTATAATTTTTCAAGAGATCAATATCATACTCTAATAGATAAGGGTAACGAAGCTCTTGAAGAATTACTTGCAGTTGCAAAAGAATCAGAATCAGCACGAGCTTATGAAGTAACTGCACAACTGGTTAGAACTTTATCTGATACAACTAAAGAACTTTTAGAATTACAAAAGTCAAAAAAAGAAATTGAAAAAGAAGTGAAGGATCCGTCTACGGTTAATAATTCTTTGTTTATTGGAAGTACGAAAGAACTACAAGATTTATTAAATAAGAAAAAATAAAATGCCGAAGCCGGAAAATTTTAAACAGCAATTTGAGGCTGAGTCTGAAGCACTTAGTCTTTCGTGGAAAGATGAGTTAATAGTTGTTACATTATTATTTCCAATACCAGTTACTTTTCTCAGTACTTTTTTTACTGATGAAACAATGAAAGATGCATGGATCAATCTTGGTTTAATGCCAGATTGGTATCAAACAATATTAATGGTTGTTACACTAGTCGTGTTTGGTTTAAAAGCATTAGTGTTTAGAATAGCCGAAAAATTATTTAACAAATAAAATATGTCAACAGAAGATTCTTATTTAGGTAATAGGCTATTAAAGCCGACAAATGTTCAACAACAATTTACCAAACATGAAGTTGAAGAATATGTAAAATGCCAAAATGATATTATATATTTTTTAAAAAATTATGTTCAGGTTGTTCATGTCGATCATGGTTTGATACCATTTGATCTTTATGATTATCAAGAAGATTTAATTAATACTATACAGGATAATAGATACGTTATTGTAAAGAGTGCTAGACAATCTGGTAAGTCTGTAACAAGTCTTGGTTATATTTTACATTATATATTATTTAACAAGACAAAGATAGTTGGTATGTTGGCCAACAAAGCATCTACATCCAGAGAGTTACTCGGTAGATTGCAGACAGCTTATCAACATCTACCAAAGTTTTTACAACAAGGTATTGTTGAGTGGAATAAAGGAAACTTGGAGCTAGAGAATGGTTCTAAGATAATTGCATCTTCAACATCTTCATCTGCAATTCGTGGTTATAGTTTTTCATTATTGTTCTTAGATGAGTTTGCTTTCGTACAGAGAACGATTGCCGATGCATTTATTAAATCAGTTTATCCTACGATTTCATCTGGTAAAGATACTAAGATTATAATGGTATCGACACCAAATGGATTTAACTTATTTTATAAGTTCTGGAATGATGCTGTAGAAGGAAACAACCAGTTCAAGACATTCAAGATTCATTGGACTAGTATTCCAGAACGAGATCAAGACTGGCGAGAAAAAATTATATCAGATATTGGTGAAGAAGCATTTCGACAAGAGTATGAGGCAGATTTTCTTGGTTCTTCTAATACTCTAATATCATATGAGAAGTTGCAAGAATTATCTTATAGTTCACCATTATGGTCGAGAGAAGATTTAGATATATATGAAGAACCAGAAATGGGTCGAACATATACTATTACAGTTGATACAGCTCGTGGACAAGGATTAGATTATTCTACATTCACAGTTTTTGATTCAACCGAAATTCCATATAAAATTGCAGCAAAATATCGTAATAATACTGTTGCACCTCTACTCTTTCCTAATATTATAAATAATGTAGGAAAGAAATATAATGATGCTTATGTTTTGGTAGAGAGTAACGACATCGGAGCTCAAGTAGCAGATGTTTTACACCATGATTTAGAATATGAAAATCTACTTACAACATCATGGTTTGGTAGACATGGCCAACAAATATCGAGTGGTCATAGAAAAGATATTTCATTAGGAGTAAGAACAACCAAACAAGTTAAAAAACTGGGCTGTTCAAATCTAAAAAGTTTAATTGAAGAAGATAAATTAATTATTGTTGATTATGATATAATTTCTGAACTAACAACTTTTGTTACAAACGGAGATACGTTTGCAGCGGAAGATGGTTCTAATGATGATTTGGTTACAACATTGGTTTTATTTGGTTGGTTAGTAGATCAACAGTATTTTAAAGAACTGAGTAATTTGAATATTAGAGAAAAGTTGTATCAAAATAAAATGGATTCAATAGAAGATATGACAATTCCTTTTGGTATTATTGATGATGGATTGGATGACGAGTATGAACTGATGCCTGATGGTGCTGTCTGGCAAAAAGTTGATACATTTAACAAGTAAAATCTATATCAATATTAAGAATGTAAAGGAGAAATCAAATGGCATTTCAAGTATCACCCGGAATTAACATAACAGAGAAAGACTTAACTACTGTTGTACCCAATGTGTCAACAAACATTGGTGCAGTAGCAGGTGCCTATCAATGGGGACCGGTCTTAGAAAGAAC